TTGGTCAAATAGGTAACACAAATGGTATGATGGCCGGCAGTTATTTCTACTCACCACAAGAGGTTAGAGTCACAAATGCACACGGTATGTTATCATATGTGGAACAAGACGATGGTGGTGGAGCAATCACAACAACAAACGCATTCGCATACAAGGCACAGATCAACAAACTTCACGGCACAATGACAAATGGTTATGCTTATTACATTGATGCCAATGGTGCAACCAACAAGTATGGTTTCTATGACACAACAAATTCACTGTCTAGATTTGGTGCTGTACAATTAGACAACCAATCAGGTGATCCCACACACGGTGCAGACAAATCATTCATATATGCCAAGGATGAATCATCTTCATCTGAAGTGTTTGTGAAAGATGAAGCAGGCAACGTCACAAAAATATCACCTCACAACACGCAAGGTGAATGGGAATACTATTCTAAAAATATAAAAACAGGCAAGACTGTTAGAATTAATATGGAAAAACTTGTTGCAGAGGTTGAAAAACTTTCAGGCAAAACATTCATAGAAAACAAATAATGACTACCAAAGAGAGATTGTACAAACTTGAACAAAAAATAAATCTCTTGATCAACAATCACATGGCACATTTAGATTCACGTGTCAAACGCAACGAATGGCTGTTGTACACCATATTGATGTTTTTGATTGGTATCAGTTTTAAGATGTGGTTTTAACTTCCCATCTACGTTTGCACACACCACACATTATCTTCCAACCATAGGGTATTTTAGTTAGATTCTTTGCCGCTGGGCATTCCAAATCCTCACGACCGCATGACTTGTTCTTACGATCCAAAACGAATCTGCACACATGGGGATTGCCGTTGCACACTCGATTGCCAGGCAAACTGGCCCTTGAGCTCCGACCTGTGGTTTTGCTGACATGACGACGGCTTTCACTGCATTTGAAATGTCCATATGGGGTGATTTTTTCGTTGAAGTTTTTCAGTGCCAGGTATCCTTGTTGTCTTAAAAGGCACTAAAAGAAATAGGAGTACCTAGCACATCAATTGAAAGTTTCATGAAACCAATAAACTTCCAAAACTATTTATATGCACATATTATCTGGGTATCATTTCTGGCTGTGTATGGGACTAACCCTGTTAGTCCAAAAACTCGTTGCACTCGTTTTTATTTGTTTTCTTTAATTCGCGAACAATCATTTAACTTGATGTTGAAGTCACAAGATGGCTATATGCAAATTTTAGAATAAAAAAAAATGCACATAACCATCTTTTGTGCTTGATGTCTCGCACAAAATTCTATTAGATTTACAGCAGACGGATGTATTGGAACTGCTAAACGTTTGATCTATTACGGATCAAATAAAATCTCTGGCCCTTACAAATATGTGCAAATAGAAGTACACATATTAAAACTAGGTCATTAGCCATCATATTACGACTAGTGTTTTAGCCACTGGTTAGACTTGGCTTTGTCTTTGTTTTTGCCTGAATGCCTTTGCTTGGAGCCTTTGTCTTTGCCTTTTTATTTTTCTTATTTGTTGGGGAGTTAGTGCCATGATGTTGCATTTGAACAGTTTTTCAAAATTACGAATTGCTGTTTCTTGATGTTTTGCCTGATTGTTTTGAAGTGTATTAATGTGCCTTTGCTGTGGAGTTATCTGTGCCTGCATACTGTTATATATCACGAACTCAGAAATAACGGGTCTTTTCTGGATCTGAACTAAATAATAGTAAAGCAAAACAATAACATAGGAGGCACTAAAAATGATACAATCAACGTATAAAGACATTTTAGCCAAAGGAAACAACAACAAATACTACGAACAGTCATACGACGAGCGTAGAAAACTAATACAACACGTACACGCTGTTACCGGAATGGTAGTGTATAGAGGTCCAAATTGGGAAGACAGCCGTGACTGGAAACAGTTTAGGGCAGAAATGATGGAGCCAGTAAAATGGGCCAAAGGCAAATACAGTTGGAATCCCAGCATAGATGATATGCTGTGGGCATTTCAACAACTAGGCTTTCATGAATACAACGGACAACCGGCTAGGGTGTCTGTGAAAATGGTTGATAATTTTAACAAATATTGTAGCATCATAGCCAAAATGTGGAACACATACAATCCAGAGTATAAGATGACTGCTGATGAAATACAGATTAAGATGACTGAAGAAATAACGCAGAATGCATATGGTAATCTATCCAAGTTTATAATACCAAAACAACCAAAATAACCAAAAGGAGTAAAATGACCAATACACAAACACCATGGAATAAAGGACTTACTGGATTAGCCGCAGGATGGACACCAGCAAGAAGAAAGAAAATGAGCATAAAACAAAAACGCTGGTTAAGGAGAAATCCTGATTCACCAGTGGGACAAAAAGGTCCTAGGAAAGGATTGTGGTTAACTGGACCAGATCCCAAGGTGCACAAGCACTATTACAGATTTTTGAAAGCCAAAGCACAAGCCAAATTTTGGAAACAAAAGTGGACTATTATGTGGGAAGATTACCTTGATTTTTTTAAAACCATGCATGGCAGATGGGGTCGCGGCAAGAAGTCAAAAAACTTATGCAGGATCAATACCAAACAAGGCTGGCACATATGGAATGTGCAAATGATGGTAAGAGGACAGGCCATGCGAAGACCAACAAAAAACAAGCGTATAAAACCAAAAGGTAAAGGATCCAAAGCACGTGGTATCAACTGGAGAAGGGGAGGTCATGTTAATGGATAACGAACAACGGATAAAACAACAATCTGAATTTGTTATGGCACTGCACAAAGCCGCAAATCAAAAAGAGTACAATCACAAACAAAAAATATCACTTGCAAAATTAGGTAAAAAAATGCCTCGTAAAGCAATAACCAAGGAGAACAAATGAACAGAAAAAGAAAAGAAGAAATAAAAAAACGAAACGAGAAGATACAAAAAGCAATTGATAAAAATGATAAAAAAGAAGGCAGTAAGTTAAGACAACTGCTGGCTGAATTAAACGAATCACGTGGCCCGGGAGACAGCAAAGGAAGGGCAGAGGACATTTTAGAAATAATCAAAAAACGTGAATACGAAAAAGAACTAGATAGAACACTAGAAAGACACGCAACACTGTTGTCTAAAGTGTTTCTTAATAAAATTTTTATCAGCATACTCAACAACAAATAAATATGTGTATCATTCATTTATGACATTTTATGAATGTGTTCTCATATGCAAGGTCAACAGTTTTTTAGTCGAGGCTGTTGGCCTTTTTATACCTCCTCATAATATTCCTTATAAATAATTTGAACTTAAGGCTTTAGAAATAAGCATTAGGCATATCAAGCACCCCAGATTTCGTCATAGTAGTCTGGGGTGTAAATTAAACTAACAGAACAAAAAAGGAAAATATACAATGAAACAATTAGAAGACAAAGATCTTGTGCTTATGGCACAAATTATAGATGCATCATCTCAGAAAGGTGTATTCAAAGCACCCGACCTAGCAATAATAGGTGATTTATACACAAAAGTTGTAGGATTACTACCAAAACAACCAGCCAAAGAAGAAGTAAACAATGAGCAAAAATAGAGTAGAACAAGAATGGTTAAACATACTCAAAGGATTTGCAGACGGTTACTGGAAAAAAGAAGTCGAAGAAGCACACAGTCTTTTTGATACACCTTATCCTGACAAAAGCGAAAAGGATTATATCAAAAAAACTACATTCTTAGACAATGGTAAACGTGCAAAACTTATGTTGTTGAAATATCTAGCACAAGCATCATCAGGTGCAGTGCATCCAACTGGTATGAATAACCAAGAAGAGAAAAGTGAAGCGGCAAAATTGCTTTCGATGGCACAAAAAAGGCTTGACAAAAAAGCAAATGAGTAATGTCCAAAATACCATTCAAAGTATTTTTAGACACGCTGAACATAATCAGTAATCAGACCACACCACCCGTACACCAAGAAATATGTGATTGGTTAGAAAACACTGACGACCACCCTAGACGTGGATTACAAATGTTTAGGCATGGTGGCAAATCGTTTTTGATAGGTGCGTATGTTTGCTGGAAATTGTTTCACGATCCTAACTGGAGTTGTCTATTAATATCAGCCAAACGTAATCTAGCATTAAGGAACAGTTTGTTCATACGTAACATGATTGAGTCACACCCCATGTTGCAGGACATGAAAAGTGATCTGTATCAATGGAAAGCAGAAACGTTCACAGTGGAGCGACCCATAATGCAGTTGAACCCAAGTGTTACAGTAAGTTCACTGGGTGCATCATTTACAGGATTTCACGCTAGTATGGTAATTGCAGACGACATAGAGACGAGTGACAACGTTATAACTGCTGATCAAAGAGACAGGATCAAAGAGCGTGTAAGTGAATTTGGAAAACTGTCAAATCAAATTCTCATGGTGGGAACACCTCACCATGAACAAACCATCTACGATCATTTAGAAAGTGTTGGTTATGAATTCAAACGTATACCAGTGGTAAGGAAACGTGATGTGATACAAGAAGACAGCACAGTTGCCGAGGAAGATTACCTAGCATGGGATAACCATCCAGAAAAAATGTTTACATATGAATGGTTGGATCAACAACGCAGAGAAACAACCACAGGTGATTTCAATTCACAGTATATGTTGATTCCTGAATCAACTTATCAACCATTGGTACAATTAGAAAACATCAAATACTACGATGATGAATTGAAATGGAACAGCATAGCACAACCTTTTGGTAATGCAATAACCACGTGTACATTGGGCAGACACAACATTGAACGTATATGTTCATACTGGGATCCAGCACAAGGATTGAGTGGTAGAGATAATTCTGTTCTATCCATATGTGCCAGAGACAGTGAGGGTAATACTTTTGTGCATGACATAAAAGTATTGAGTGCAGTAGACAAAGAAACAAAAGATTTTACAGAACAGTGTAGAGAAATTATTCATGCTTGTGCTTACCACAAAATAAGTCACGTATACGTTGAGGAAAACTTTTCTGCAACGTTGGCAAATGAATTACGTAAAGTTGCAAGAGAAATGAAAGTGATGGTACAAGTGATTGCAGAATTTAGATCCAAAAACAAAATGGTATTCATTGCACAAACATTAGAACCTTTGATTAAAGTAGGACGTATGTTTGTTCATGAGAGAGTAAAAGAAACACCGTTCATGGATGAGCTACAAGCGTTCCCTCAACCAAGGGTGCATGATGACTGTATTGACGCAACCAGTGGTGCAATAAGTCACTTGCCTAATTTAGCCGTGGATGTGTCCAAAGTTGCTAAGGTATTCAACCCTTTGCAACGCTCTGGATCCAGTTTCAAAATCAATTGATCCGATAAATAATTGGACTGACAAGATTATTTATAATATAACACACACGCGAAAGGGATATTATAAACACACACGCGAAAAGGAAAAAAAGAATTATGAAGGTATATTCAAAACTAGTTTGGGACAAAGACTTCAACATCATAGAAGAATTATCATCCGAATACAAAGGACCAGTGGCACAGATGATGTGTTCATCTCCACCACCCCCTCCACCACCACCACCACCACCACCACCGGCTCCAGCACCAGCACCAGCACCGACTCCAACATCAAGTAGAGCAAGAGGTGTAGGACAGACAAGAACAGCGGCCGCAAGAGGCAGAGGTGTTCTTATCACACAGAGACCAAGTGCATTAGGTGTTAGTGAAGAAGAACTAGGAGCGGCACCACAGAGAAGAAGTTTATTACAACCAACAATTAGAACAGCACAGAATGTTATTAGATTATTAGGAGGTGGTTACTAATGTGTATACCTAAAGCACCAAAGATGCCTAGTGCAGAAGAACAAGCACAACAGCAATTAAAAATTCAAAGAGAATTGCAGGCTGATGCAGATTCTAGAGCGGCTGAACAATTAGACGCGGAAAGAAAAAAAGCCGCAGTAGCACAACAAAGATCAAGAAGGGGTAGAAGAGGTAGAAGTAGTTTAATCACACAGAGATCAGGTGGACTTTTAGGCATATCAGAAGAAGGTGGCTTAGGTTCAGATTTCAAAACTCTATCAAATCTATAATTGAATGAAAGATTACATCGCAAGGGCATATAAACTTGCCAAACAAGAAAGAGACAAACACGAATCAGAGATATCTGAAGCGTACCTTTACACAAGACCCAACAGAGACATCTACAGAAAAGATGCAAATGCAACAGACAGAACAAAGATATTTGATTCAACTGCACCAGACGGTGTTCAGACCCTAGTATCCACGATCCTTAATTTGTTGATTCCGCAAAACCAACAATGGGCCACTCTTTCCGTGCGAGAAGATCTAAAGGAGAGAGTAGCGACTGATGTCAAAAAAGCATTAGACGTTGCTAACAGAAGAGTATTCAAAACAATCAGAGACAGCAACTTTTACATAGCGGCATCGGAAGCATTAACAGATGCAGTCATAAGTGGCTGTGGTTGTATAGGTATGTACGAAGACAAGAACATTGATTTTGTAGCAGTACCAAGTCACCAATTATATTTCTTAGATAACCATCAAGGAGAAATAGAAACAGTATTCAGAGAACACGAATTACCAGGACATTATCTTTTAGAAAACTTCATAGATATGTTGCCTGAAGAAATGAAAAAATTATGTGGAGCAGATCCATACAAAACACACAAAGTATTAGAAAGTTGTTTGAGATTACCAAACGCATCAGAATTTACATACACAGTGCAAGTTGGCAAAGAAATGACCATACTAAAACAAACAAGTATGCCAGTGCAAATGTTTACCACTTTCAGATTTGGAAAAACTGTTGGTGACATGTGGGGCACAAGTCCTGTAAGAGAAGCATTGCCGCATATCAGAGTAGTCAATGAAGCACAGATGTTGTTTATGGAAGCCGCTTCTTACCTAGCATTAGGTAGTTGGCAGGTTAATTCAGACACAGCAGTCAATTTCGCTAACATGAAATTGAGACCAGGAGATGTAATCACTGTAGATTCCCCTTTACAAGCAATACCATTTCCTGGACAACTCAACATCACGGAAGCAACAATCAATGATCACAGAGCAATGATAAGACGTATGTTGTTCAATGATGCAATATTACCACCAGATGAATCAAAATATCAAACTGCCACAGAAGTACAGATTAGGCAGTCTGAATTCTATCGTAGAATAGGTCCTAGTGGATTAAGACTAGAACAAGAATTTTTAAGACCATTGGTTGGTAATCTTATCAAGAGATTGCAATTAAAAGGTGAGATTGAAGACTTTGCTAGATTTGGTCCAATATCAGAATTGGTTGTAAACTCTGCAGTCAAAAGAGGTATTGCACTAACAGAGATTACTAGAGACTTACAGTTGGTACAAACAATCACACAGTTGGGTCCAAACGCATTGGTTAATTTAGATCTACAAAAACTTGCACGTAAAATATTAAGAGATGGTGATATGTCACCAGAAGTA